TGATTCGGCCATGTCTTTCTTAGCCTGTTTTCTAAACTGTTTAAGTTCTGTTAAAATACTCGGTACAAGACTCGGTACATTTTGTACGAATTTATAATTACCAAACGTTTCGATCTCTAAATCTGGGTATAATCTTTTATTTTCATAAACGGGATCCATAATCATGGTTGAATAGCATAAGTTGTGTGCGACCATTATAGATGGGTACAACGCCTCGAAATCCAAGGCGGTTATCGGTGTATAGTATGCACCTTTTTGCGCTTCGAGTACAGTGGCCCCTTCGTATCCGTCTACCAACCCCTCGCCCCACTGAATAGTAGGAACTATATAATTCATTTCGCGTGCCTTTTTCGTTAACTGACTAAACACTTTAATTTGTTGACCCCTTTCTACAAGGTAACATAACGGCACCCAAGTTGCCTTTGCCATCTCTAGAAGGTTAATAAGTATACAAAGTTTAGAGAGTAATCTGTGCGGAAGAAGTGTATCCTTAATACAATACTCAGCTACCTCGCGTAATTTTACAGGGTCTTCTTCCTTAAAACGTGCAAACATCTCTCTAGGAGACATATCTATTTTCTGATCACCTAGGTATAATTTAGAAACGTTATCGAGTTTATACGAATCAAGTTTATACCCCTTCTTAACTTCATGAAATAAATCGAATATAAAACGTCCAGGTATTGGTAAGAGTTTAAGTTCATTGTCACCAAGTGCACTAGAAGATAACTTCTTAATTTTCATTTCACATTTATACCCCTTAAGTTTACTCATTTCAAAAAAAGATTTGGAACACCCAACCATTTTTGCACGTGTCATTATATATTCCATATCAAATCCAAATATGTTCCACCCAGTAATAATATCAATGTCCATTTTTACCATGTATTCACTTAATGCTTCAAGCATTCCCTTTTCTGAATCATAGCTTAAAATAGTACACCCTTCCAGGTTAGGATCCGTTTTCTTATAGCAGAAACACGTTTTATCGTATGGTACGTCATTACCAAAAGAACATAACGATACTGCTATTTGGAAACAACAATCGCCGTATATACTCGCACTAGGAAATTTACCAGTAGAGCTATTACACTCAATATCAATAGAAGCCACAACAAATGGCGCGGTTTCGGGTTTATTAACAGGTTTTAGATTTCTCCAGTCGTAACACATCAAATCAAAATCAGTATTTGAGTAATTTGTCGGTGTACATGCATCACCGGAATCCAACCACCCAGTCGATTGGATACCGGTTATATGCATTAACCTCAGGACCGGTTCCAAATTAGACTCGTAAAGTTTCAATTTTACAAATTGGGGTTCCGGTATATCGTACGGTTCACCGTATACTCTTGGTGGTGGTTCTTCGTATATCTTCAATGATTCTTTGAGAGCGTAACCAACTTTACGACGTTGTGTTAATGTTTCAAAAGTAAGTTTCATAAAATAGAACTTTTTACTGTTTTGAAATCCCCATACATCCATAGATGTCTGTATCTCGTAACTAATTATTAAACCAGGACACCGTTTCATAATACTCTCGTAATATAGTTCGGCGTGTGTATTGTAATCACCAGTAGGGAGTTTTATAAAAAAATAAGGTTGGAATTCTGTTGTAACACATACAGATTTACCGTCTTGTGTTTTTCCAAATATATGTACCAGGTGTTGTGCGTGTTTATCTTCGGTTTCCCATGTGAGGGCTTGAAAAACAACCATGTCTCTTAATACGTTTATGCTCAATTTTTTTAATATACTATATTAGTAAAATATGTCAGCTGCTTTGATTGACCTCGTATCGGTCGGTGCCCAAGATGTGTACATCACAGGCGACCCACAAGTCTCATTTTTTAGACAAAACTATAAACGTCATACCAACTTCGCAATTAAACCAGAACGTCTCGATTATATCGGATCATTTAGTTCAGGTAGTGAAGTCTCTATACCAATAAAATCCAAGGGGGATCTTTTAAGCTATATTTGGATTGAAGCTACAGGCATTAACGCAAAAGACAATAACACTAGTATATACAACAAAAACGAAGTCGCATTCTCTCAACCAACCGAATTTTCACTGTATATTGGTGGACAAGAAGTGTCTAAAATTGATACGGGATTCATTAACAGTGTACACGGCGCCCTTTACAATACCACACAGGCTAAGGCTTCTACATGGTCTGGGTGTGATGACGCTGGTGATAACGCTTCAGCTGATAGTTACGTTATCCCATTCTTCTTCAGTGAAGATTGGACTAAATCACTCCCACTTGTCGGTCTCCAATACCACGAAGTTGAAATAAGAATTAAGTGTAGAAATGGTACATTTTCACCAGGGACTACACCCAAAGTGTATGGTTCGTACATATTCCTTGATACAGAGGAACGCGAATTCTTTTCTAAAACAGAACATGAAATTCTTATGACACAAACACAATTTCAACCTGTGAACGGTTCGGAAAAAACAATTGATCTTACGTACTTTAACCACCCAGTTAAGTCTATTCACATTGCCGCATTTGGTACTGATGCTACGTATACATTTGGTGCAGGTGGTACCGCGTCTATGTTTATTAACGGTACACCACTCTTCGAGAATATGTCGCTTGAATACCATCGTAACGTTGTTCCAACCAGACATTGTTCTTATTTCCCACCAGGTGCTAAAGAAGAACCAATTGCGACGTGGCCATTTGCACTCACAATGGACAAGTCTCAACCAACTGGTACATTGAACTTTTCGAGAATTGATAACGCTAAGATTACGATCAGTGATCCAACTACGACTGATGCACATTTTATTCGTGCGTATGCAGTCAACTATAACATTCTCAGAATTAAGAATGGTATGGGTGGTGTTGCATTCGGAAACTAAACAATTATTAAAATTTATAATTCACCAGAGGACCCAAATCCTCTGTTAGCACGCATAGTCTTTTGTAAATCAGTCACTTCTTGAATAAGGGGTGTTAAACACTTTTCTAAAATTAACTGAGCAATCCTCTCCCCCGATTTAATTTCGAACGGAACAGATCCGAGATTAAATAGGCAGACTTTTAATTCCCCCGTGTAGTCTGGGTCAATAACACCGGCACCCACGTGAACACCATACCGCACAGTTAAACCCGAGCGTGGTGCAATTCGTCCGTAACACCCCAATGGAATTGTTGCACATATACCCGTGCTCACAATGTCTCGTGATCCAGGTTGAATAACCGTATCGTGTAAACTATATAAATCATAACCAACTGATCCAGGGGATGCGCGTGTCGGTAATGTCGCGTCAAGTGTTAATCTTTTAATTTGAAGTGTTGTTTCTTCGGAAGTCATTTTACTAAATATATACGTATTTCTTTATCTCATTAAAATAAATTAGTATAAAAACATAGCACGTATATTTGTTAAATGAGTCTCAAGATTATAATGGGAAATATGTTTTCTGGTAAAACGTCAGAACTCGTTCGACGTTTAAAAAGGTATCAAATTATAGGTAAAAATATTCTTGTCATAAACTCAAGCAAAGATACGCGGTGTTTGGAACATGTATTACGAACACACGATAACATTAAATTCAATTGTATAAAAACGAATGACTTGACACAACTTAATTACGAAAAGGTGGATGTAATAGCTATAGACGAAGCGCAGTTTTTTATTGGTCTAAAAGTTTTTGTCAAAAAGGCGATCGGAAACGGTAAAACTATACTATTGACGGGTTTAGACGGTGATTATAAACAGGGCAAAATAGGTGAAATTTTAGACTGTATACCTCTCGCCGATAAAGTTTTCAAATTGTCAGCTATGTGTATGAAATGTATGGATGGGACACACGGGCCATTCACAAAGCGTCTAGTTGATAATAACCAGACGGAACTTATAGGTGGTAAAGAAATGTACATGGCTGTTTGTAGAAAACATTTATAATTATATTTTCTCAGTGTAGAATAAATGAACCCAACAGTTTCAGTAAAAGACCCATCTTTGACCGATACACAAATTAGCTTATTAGCCATACCAACTATAACGGTTTTTACAATTGCTATTCTTATTCTATTGAGTAAACATTTGAGAAAAAGTCCAGCTGCATATATTTCTCTATTTATCTCATGTACCCATTTGTACCATCATTACACACTTGTACGTCTACAAAACAAATATTAGATATATAAAGTAATAAAGTGTATATTATATAAACATGTTTATGATTGAAGAACCTTACGGTATAACACAATTCCAGGCCTGGATAATATCACTTACATTAGGAATAGTATTGATTAAACGTAAACGGCGTGGTGAAAATTATATTCAGTAATTATATATGCGTGTTCGGTTAAAAAAAAGTCCACGCATTGATAAAAAGTTTAGAGTTACTTTTGAAAATGGGAAAATAGTTGATTTTGGGGCAAGAGGGTACTCAGACTATACAATACACAAAAACCCTTTGCGTATGCGTTCATACGTAACGCGACACGGTGGGTTTGTTCCTCATATGGTACAAAAACAAACCGATCCTAAACTAGTTCATAAAAATATGCTCGATGTGACTCGAAGCGATAAAGAAAACTGGACAAAAACAGGTTTTTTTACTGCAGGATTTTGGTCAAGATG